CTATCTGTGAAGATAAGGGTTGCCTGCTGAACATCAAAATCAAGCCCGAGCTTTTTTAGAGCAATGACGGAATCAGTCTCAACTTTCTTGAGTTGGATAAGTTGATCACCTGTAAGCTGGCCAGCAGCAATGGCGGTTGCCGCCTTTTCTGCGTTTTCTGGGCTGGGCTCTAGCCCAAGAATGGAACATAGGCCCGATACAGCCACTCCAGCCGCAGGAGTCGCAAGGATGCCGGCTAGTACAGGGGCTACCTTCCCGATGGTTCCCTTCCAGTCGAAGCTCAAAAGTCCCCCTCTGCTGGGTCTGGTGTGATATCCACTGTAGGGTTTACAGAAGCCGCAACTGTCAACTTATTGCCAGGTTCCCGAGTAACCATAGCTACATGCTCTCGCTGGATCCTTGGAACCTCAATGCAACCCTTTGAGGATTCAAGAGAATCAGCACCTCCAGGCCCATGGATGAAGAACCCAGACCGCCCATAAGTCTCACCTTCAACCTGGGTCAGACTTGCGATCAGAGGTCCAAGGTGTTTGGGATAAGGCTGCGTAGACCAGTCACCCCAAGGACCAATTTCATAGACACCCTGGGGAAGCGGACCAAGATCATGATCCATCTGGTGGGCCGGTGAGTTCTTGCCCTCACCATGACCAGCCCAGCCTGTAGCGATCAATTCACCATTCTCATCAGTGATACGGCCCGTCACCTGGTCATAATTGAGATTCATATAACCTCCTTCTATAGTTTGCGTGTTGCTACCCAATTGTCAATAAAGGCTTTGGTATTCATTAGCTTTGCTGGCGGTATACCATCTTTAGGATCGGCGTGTTTCACTATCTCGTCGCCTAGACCCAGGGCAAGCATGGCCTTCTGTTCTGCTGGACTAGCAACCCTCCAGAGTCGAATCTGGTCCTCAAAGGAAAGCCCCTTGGCTTTAGCTGCTAGTTGGAATTCCTTGGGCATATTCAACTTATCAATAGTCTTTTCAACTAGATCAGGGTTGATGTTGCCTGAAGAGATCACATCTCCAAGAGCGCTATAATCTCCATCCTTGATAGCCTTACCCATTGCTTTTCTAGCGTCCTCTTCGTCTGATTTGTCCCATGAGGCTTGGACTTGTGGGGCTTTGTCTGAATAGAATCGGTTGTAGAGCCTTTCTGCATCCGTGTTGACATTCTTACCTCGCGTAAGTTGGTCCATCACAACAGATTTGAGATCCTTCTTACCCTCTAAGGCACTTGCAATCTGGGGCGCAGCGTAGTTTAGGACACCTCCTCCGAAAGCAACTGTATCACCTGTCCAGTTTTTGACAGCCTGTCCAGCATGTTCAAAGTCACCATTCGCTGCAAAGGATTGGGCATCCATCAAATCCCTGGAGTTAGGGCCTCGACCTCTCAAAGCTCCTACTCCATTGGCATAGGCACCTAGCGCGGTTACAGGGTTGATGTTGATTCCAGCAATCCTAGATGCTGAGGTCCAATCTTTATCTTCTACCGCCTTTAGGAAGAGTTGAGTCTTATGGGCCGAACCACCAATAAAGGCTTCCTTCTCTTGGTCGCCCCCTTCCATGCCCTGGAGCGCCTTACCGAGTGCTGGATAGACCAATCCCAGCCCAATGACTGTAGCTGCCACATGGGAGACAGCATCAGCCCTACGCTGGGCTGCAAGCTCTGGCGGGACAGTGGGATCAGCAGGTCCAATATCTTTGGCCATCAAAGTGGCAATCTTGGTGGCTGCTTTGTTGTAGGAACCAAAGAGAGAGATTCCAGGAGTATTATAGGCAAAGTTAGAAGCGGCATTAGCAAGTTGAGGCACCGCTCCAGATCCCTCCATCTCATTGTAAGTCTGACGATAGTTAGGATAAACAGCCCGATCAACTTCATGAACCGAATCAGCAAGCGGAGCGCCTGTATTGGCTTGGTAAAGGAAGTAGTTAAACAGCCTAGCCTTGGAATCCGTGGCCCAGGTGTACTTTTGGTTCATATTGTTGATAGCACCTAGCGCTCCATCCTTGCCTACATTGAACTGATCGGCGGTATTTCCAAAGGCTGCTTCCCTGGCCTGGGTATTGATGGACTTTTCACCCGCTTCCCGAGTCTCTGCATTCCGAGCTAGAATTTGATCAGGCACCATGATCCGGCCACCGGCCCGCATGACATCCACAGCATCCTGATTAGGTCTCCCTTGCATAATGGATTCAACGGCGTCCGAAGCCCGGTCCTGGGCATCCATGGCCATTTTGGGGCTTGAGGCAATCTTCAACATGCCACTGATATAACCGTGGTTAATGACGTTCGGCGTATGCACCGTAGGGTTGGCAAACCCAAGTTGGACGATCCCACGGTTCAACTTGTCTAGGATGCTAGGATCAGCATGGTCAGCCAGTGACTTCTCAATCATAGCCTTGATACGAGGGTCATAGGTTTTGATCCCTTGGGGATCAAATACCTTCTTAGCATCACCTTCAAGCGGTACAAATCCTTCTTTCGGCCCTTCATTTGAGAACTGAGAATTGTTGATCTGGTTGATCATATTGCGATTATCAATGGCAGTTTGCATCTGGATGTTGTTATCAATCACAGATTGCACGGGATTTTGACGGACGTTGATTCCAGTCTGAGCCTCGATCTCGGCAGAAGTGGCTGGGAGAAGTTTCTGCCCTGCGGCCTCTGGAGAACCCTTAACTACAATTGCCCTATGGGTAGGCTGTTCCCCACCGAATATCTGGGGCTGGGTTTGTTGAAGACGATCAACAAGCGCCTTCCCCTCTGGCGTCTGGTCTGTCGATCCAACATAGTTGCCAAATCTTTTATTAGCTTCTAGGTAAAGCTGAGTCGCAACGTCCTTACCTTGATACTCGGGATCAACTTCAACTTTGCGGACCTCAAATCCAGCAGGGGTTTTAGTAACCCAAAGCCTACCGATATCCTTCCCAGTATTGGGATCACGGGCTACCATCTGCTCATCATTGGGACCCATCAACCCAGCCTGACGGTTGTCTTGGTATGAGGTTGAATCGGCAATATCTACTTGAGAATCCAATGGAGCAGCACCCGGCTTTTCGACTGCATAGAGAGTCCTAGCTAGATCCGAGTTGGTTCCCGTCCTCATCTTAGAGGCATTCGATGGGGCCGATGGTTCTACCCCTCCAGTGATAACTCGTGGGAGATGGTTGGGATCCGCATCTGGAGGAAGACCACGCAACACCTGGAGCCTATCTCTAAGCTGCGTCTGATCTGACATCAACTGTTTCCAAGCGGGACTATCAAGGACCGTCTGGGCCTCTGGTGACACAGTAGGAGGCGGAAGACCTGCTACCTGTGCGTCGTGATAGTCCCGAACTTCGCGCATTACTTCGTCTGGATGCTGGCCCAGAACGTCGAAGTAATTTCTTGCAATGGCCTGAGAACCAAGGCGACGATCTGGGGCCGAGGCTAAAAGCCGCTCAAGCCCTCCTACTGTCTGACCTTGCTGTTGTTCCGGGATAGGCGTTTCACCTGTAAAGCTGGGTAGATCATTGAATGTCTTGGTCGGATTGGCCACAGGCTGCATGGCCTTCATTCCCATGCCCTGTAGGGCAGAAGTGAGTTGAGCCAGTGGAGAGTTGTCTACAGGAAGCCCAGCATTGGCACGAGTCTGATTGGATAACTGGCCAAGGCCCCAACCTTCAGCCGCGCCTAAAGGTAGTTTCTCAACAAGCGTCTTGAGCCCAAGGCTACCCTCAAGAGCATGAGACATAGGGATTGCAACCATTCCTGCGTTCAAAGCTCCTTCACCAAGGGCCGCCTGGTTCTTTTTGTCTAATGGAAGTCCAGCAGATGTAGCCTCATTGAAGGTTTGCCCAGTAGCACGGCCACCAAGAAGAGCCGCTAAAGCGGTCCCTCGTGTCGCAAAGGTTGAACCGGGAAGGATAGTGGCCAAAGCTGCATCCAATCCGACATCAGAACCAACCCGAGCAACCTGCCCCTCTGGAGTTGTAGGTTGTGGATTCAATCCATGGGCATCCATCCATGCACCGGCACTAAGCTGAATATCACCAAGATTCTTCGATAGGCTAGACCCCGTGGTAGCCCTTGCATCAGCCGTAGTCTTGATCCTGGCAGGCATGATGGGATCCCATTCACCCTCCACGGTTCCAGCAGGAGTTAGACCTTTATCCTGAAGAGAGGTGGTAGTTCCATTATCTAGGTTCTCTAAGGCCATTTGACCAAGCCCAACCGCACCACGGCCTAACCCAGTAACGGCACGAATTGGAGAGGTCTGGATCTGGGTTGCGGCATCATAGTTTGAATTCAGCGCATTTTTGGCCCCGAGCTTAACCTTATCCAAATAGGACAGATTGTTGTATTGATCCCGAGTAATCCCAGCCCTGGCCCAAGGAGAGGATTTTTCAACCCATCCTTTGAGATCAGCAACACTTTTATTTACCTGGGCCGTAACCTCTGGAGAAGGTTCAACCGAGGCAGGCACGGGTTGACCATTCTCATCAAGAATCTCTGGAGCATCTGGTGTAACTGTAGCTGTAATTGTTGGGAAATTGCGTTTCTGAACATCCGGCAAAGAAACTGGAGCCTGAAGTTTCTTGGCAATCTTTGGTGTAGGTTTAGCATTCCCAAGGGGATTCCAGTCTGCCGCTGGAGGAGCGGAAGGACCAGCAAGGGGATCCCATTCTTGATCGGGCATTCTTATTGTCCAGGAGTAGTATCAAGAACCGTTCCATCAGGAGGAGCAGCGGAAAGCACAGATCGGTAATGGTTGACGCCCTGTTGGACCACATTGTCATAGGCGGGATTCCCAACAGGAGGCATGACCGATGCAGCACCTTTAAGGGCATCGGCATCAGAGGCACCCCCATTTTTTAGAATCTGCATCTTCTCACCCGTAGTACGGGCAACCCAATTGATCTGTTTAGTGGCACGATCTAGGGCCTGTGCATTCAATTTAGCCGTAGCATTTATAACCGGGGCGCCACTCGGATTAGCTCCGGTTGGAGGTTGATTGTTCCTGTTAATTTGTGATTGGATTAGTGATCCATACATCGGGTTATCGCCACTGAAGAGGACATCATTCTTATTATCCAAGAAGTCAGACTTTGACTGAAGATTATCAATCTGGGCTTGGATCAATGGGACTTGTGCATCCAACTTCTTAACTTGCGCTTCATTCAATGCCTTTTTAAGCCCCGCAAGTTGGGAAGCAATCTCATTTTTTTGGGCTGCGATCCGAGTCTGAATGTCTCGTTTCTGGCTTTCACTTCCCCCTGCGCTAAAGTCTATCTGAGGTCCACCAAGATCCTGAATACGTTGGGAGAACTGAGCAGCATTCTCTGGGGTAGCATACTTTCCCGCTGCTGCCATTTCCTGGTTGATCCGCTGATCCTTATAGTTCTGGTTCATAGCACCCATGTGTTGCATCTGGGCACCGTGCATCTGCTGTTGCATTCCCATCTGCTGGCCAGACCGAAGTCCAGCCAAGAACTTATCGGCAAACGTAGGCATCTGGGCCAAGGTCATTTGATCTTGATTCTGGGTCTGCAATCCCTGTTGCTGATTAGCTAAGAGGCTATCGTAGATGCTCATTGGGACACCCCATACGGTGGAACAGTGGAAGCCCAAGCCCCATTAGTTCCATAGGCTCCAGTCTGCCCGGTCCCTACAGGATTAGACGACATGGTTCCATAAGGATTGTTGACCGCATTCTGATTATTCAACCATTGCTGCATCATATTGTTTGAGTTAGTAGTCCCAGCATAGTTCCCGATGATTCCAGAAAGACCGCCGAGCGCATTCTGTGTCTGGGCATTTGAAGCAATCTGGGAATTGGTATTGGCCTGGTTTGCGTTCATATTCAGGCCAACTTGGGCCGCCTGCTGCTGAGTTCCCTGACTGGACAGGTTTTGTCCAACACCTTGACCTAGACCCATCTGCTGGTTATAGAGTCCCGTGTTGGTGGCCTGAGTAGCATTTGCAGCGTTCTTATTACCAGAGAGAAGATTAAGGGCTGTAGTTAGGTTATTGAAATTGGTCTGACCGCCTTGGACCTGTGCCCCAAGAATCCCCTGTGCCAGTTGGTTCTGGTTTTGGCCCTGAGCAAGTTCCGACATGCTAGAACTACCCATGCCCCTAGCTGCATTCTGCTGATTGGCTAGATTCTGAGCATTCTTGTACTGGTCTGTAACCTGCTGGCTGATGTAGTTAGCCTGATTAGGACCATTTTGAAGATAGGAAAGCATGGGATTAGAGGCATTCCCACCAGATCCAGTTCCACTGCCTCCATAAACTGACTGTTGAATGTTCTGAAGTTGTGCCAACTGGCTTTGGGCATCCTGAACCTGCTGATTATAGGTTGCCGTATTCCCCGTGATCGTCTTCTGAGCATTCTGATAATCAGTCAGTTTGGGTTGGATGTTCCGATTATAGGTATCCTTTGCCCACTTACTAAAAGAGATGTCCTGATTTTTAGAACCATACTGGCCACCAGTAGAGTTCATGAAGTCTTGCCAAAGGGGATTATCAGATCCTCGCTTATTGACTAGATCAGAGGGATTGAGAACCTTCCCATCCGATCCCACCCATTCAGGAGGGATGAAATCCGTGATTTTGGCGCTACCTGGACCTTGCGCCTGGAGAGCAGCAAGAGTCTTTTGGGCCGATGAAATCTGATTATTGAGATCAGTAGCGCCACCCCCATAACCCATCAACTGGTTATAGGTGTTCTGGTCCTGATAGGTCTGGAGTTGAGGAGCCGTAGTGTTAGAAGCATAGACTACACGCCCAGTAACGGGATCAATATAGGATCCGCCATAGGTTCCAGATACGGCCCCAGGAGTAACCGGCGCATTCAGAGTAGGGGCAACTGCCGCGCTTGGCTGATTGTTATGGGCTGCGATAGCGGTTCCACCAGCTACGGCTGCACTACCAAGGGCACTCCACATCATCGTCATGACTTCACCTCAAGATATGGAATCCTTTGCTCTAGTTCTTCATAGGTCAGGACTGAAAGACGATCTTCAAGGGCATCAAAATCAGTTGAATTAGTTGGATTAGGGTGCATCGTAACGAAAATCATGTCTTCCTCTATTGCCAAGATCCGCTGCGTCCCTGGTTCTGTAATAAACATAGCAGGGGCACTCATTATAATATCACCATCCTCTGATATGACTCTTGCCCTTCCCGTCATAATGAAGGAAAAGTTATGTTCAGTATGGATCTTTGATGCAATAAGGCTACCCTTTTTCATGAATATAGATCGCCGATACATACCGTTGACCACGGAATGATCATATGTCCCACCATAATCCGCTATCTTGCTCATCTCCTGGCCAAGATCATTAATGGCTTTCCTTACTACATCCCGTTCTCTCCCAATCACATTCAACAGTTCATTATATTTCTCGGTAACGGCATCTTGACTGTCTAATTTGACAGGATGAAGGGCATCAAGATAACGGTCTACGCACTCTGGCATAACTGAGTCCCAGTCGAAACACGGGCAGGATCGGAAGGTAAAAGCCCTAAAACGGCCATACTCTCTAGATGATCACCATACCCGGAGCAATTCCTAATTCCCCAAGGCAAGGTTTCCATCCTAAAACCCATAGCCTTAATGGTTCGGATGGTCTGGGTCCGAGCAATGGGGATGTGAACCCCTACCCGCTCCATACCCATCTTCCCAAACCACCGTTCCCGAAGAATAGTAGCAGCCTCGATTAATAGATCGCGCCGAGTATGAAGGCGACTAACTTCGTTTACCCAGATCAACTCAAGGGTCTTTTCTGAAGGGTGGGTTTCGATGATGACCGCTAGAACCCGATCCCCTTCATGGAGGAATCCAACATCCGAGGATTCGGCCATGGCAACGCAAACCTGTGGATTCTCCATGGATTTAGGTAAAAGCCGATGCTTAGACAGAAGTTCATAAAGCTCCACTCCATCTAGCCTGCGTGGGATAAAAGTCACAGCCATCATTAGCGCACTCCTTTTATCCTTGCTTCCGGCCTCCATGCCGCAATCCGGCATGGCCCTGAGCCCGTGAAAACGAATTGAAAATGCTTACCATCCCCTTGAGTATAGATCCTATGCTCGTTTAGATCGCCCGTGGTTTCATAAGAGTACCCATCGGTAGTAGTGTTTGAGACAGCATGGGATTGAGACATCCCAGCCCGATTGAAGTCCCATGCCGTGCTGATGTTAACCAGATAGGAATAAGTCGAATCAACAAGCAGATCAAACCACATCATCCTCTTCTTGAGCCAAGTCCGGAGGTCATACCATGCTGATTTGTAAGTCCAACTAATGGGTGTACCTCCATCAGTGGTTCCATTGTGAAGATTCACAAGTGAGCCTGAAGGTAGAACGGCATAGACAGCCTGGTTGGTGGGTGACACCACCGCATTGACAACATTCCATCCAGAGAACTTGGTCCAGCCTCCCTTGGTTCCATCAGGCTGAAGGATTGTATAACACCAAACGATCACGGAATCATTGCTAGTAGCTGATAGAGAAGGGTAGGACCAACATACCCGCTGATTAATGAGATCATGCCAACCTGCAATGAACTTCCAAAGACTCATATTCGTCTGAGCATAGATCAAAGGATTGATCTTAACTCCCATGGCCGTAGTCTGAACGTCTGCGCCTTGAAGGATTCGGGAAAGAGTCGTAGGCCCAAACTGGCTCCAGATGTAGATATCATCCCCAACCGGAACAACCGAATAAGGAGAGACACATCCTGTATGGAGGATCTTGCTCTGAGTTAAGTCAGTCGAACCGGACCCTTGATAGACAAAGGAATTAGTAGCAGAGAAAAAGACAGTGAAATCATAGAGGGTTACGACACATCGAACTGAATTGTCATCCCCACCTAGAACCTGGAAAGCGAAGGCATCATTTGTCTTGAACCAATCAATCACGGTCCCATAGGCCGCAGCCCAGACATTGTTTTTTCTCCAGGCAATGAGGTGCTGGTTTCGTCCTCGTGCCAGAACCGCAAAGCCTTCAGGCTGGCCATTCAGATTCCAGTCATTGGGAGTATTGTAGGCCGTATTGGTAATGGGAGGAGTTTGAGTCCCTGCCGTTAATCCAGTATCTTGGAATGATGTTGCTGTCGTTGATCCAATCAAATAATAGATCCCAGCGCTATAGCGGTATACATTATAACTTAATGCACCCGCTATACCAGCCCAAGATAATTGAATATAATTGGTTGAATTAAGAGTAGCTGGCCCATCATGATTGGTTGATGCAATATTGGGAGCCTCTCCCCGCCCCGTTACAGAGGTAATGGTATAAATCCAGGCCGTTCCGGTTCCAGTACCTACAAGGGCAGACTGGATAATAATGGGTGAGGCAATGAGCGAAGCGCTTTCGATTGTCTGAATGTTCGATCCAAGGATTGAAATGATGGGTGGATCAACCCCATTGCCAATGATGAAAGAGTTGGAAAGATAAGTCCCTTGCCAGAAGGTTCCCGTAAGAGTCATCGTTCCAGTTCTATCAATGAACGGTCCTGCTGGGTTTGTTGACTCATAGAATTTATGATTTGCTATGATGACAAAAACCTCTTGGCCAGTATTAGTAAAGTAATGGTCAGCATATTCAGCCGGACCCACACTTGAACCAACTACCGTATACCCAAGTCTAGTTGTAAGTGCCCCCGATATATCAATATCAAAGTTGGTAATGTCCTGAGCCTCGCCATCCTTCAGGTTCAACGTCGAAGCCTTGAGATTCAACCCTCCAAAGTTGAAAGTCTCAGGTTCTTGGACGGTCCTACCGGCATACGCCATTACCACACCGAATTAGAGTTATAGGTCTTCCGAAGGCGCGGAACTCGTCGCCCCGCATTGTTGCGGTTCATCTGGACATGGAGTGCCTGTTCATATCGCTGTTGTTCTGCCTGCCAGTCTGGGTACTCAAGGAAAAGTTTCATCTTCCACTTGCCAAAGGCAACTAGCGCTTCAATGAATTCAGGTGGCACATCCACCGCTAGAAGCTGATCAGCCGCCCCTAATGGACTCTGCGGTCCCTGATAATAGATGTACTGGAGATTAGGCCAAAGGGCGATGAAGTTTGAATCTGGTGCAGGAGAGAGCGTCACGACACTGGAATCAACCATGTAGTACTGGGGTGTTCCAGGAGAGGTTATAGTCATGGCCGGAACGATTTGCCAGAATTCATCTGGAGTCAACTCACGTAGCGAAGCACCGAGGACTACACCATTCCACATAGAAAAAGGATGGGCCATCCTTACAAAATCAGCAGGCATGGCATAGGAACCAATCCCGGCAACCAAAGGAACCACAGCCGTACGCTTCAGCCATTCCCAGCGATTCCTAAACTTGATGTCGTTTACTGCATCATTGGTAGCGTTGATAGCTGTAATCGTTCCTAGAAATTGTGAAGTGGTGAGATCAGCCTGGCTCTGAATACCACATTCATTCAAGATACGGTTAACCACATCCCTTAAAATCGGAGTCTGATTAGGCGTAAATTGAACGGTTGTCATTAATCACCTATTGTATATAAAGATCATAAACGCGCATATTGCTAATATGTGGTAAGGGCGCGCAATAAGGATATACCTTTAACTTTATATTAGAAATGGTTATCCCATCAGGTATAATGATAGAATCTGTATGCGTCAATCCATCATTGAGATTTCTGCCTACACTAAGGGGATAGGTTGAACCGCTGTCGGTTGAAAGATATAAGGCACCTGATGTTCCAGGAGAATATGAATCATAAGAATAAACAATATAGATCAGTTGAGAAGCAGTAACCGTACCTGAAGAGAAAGAATAAATAGAATAAGTAGTTTGAGAAGGGGTATTAGCTGCGTCTGTCCACACACCATACGTATATGGGAAAGCATCATAAGCATTACTTGAATTAGTGATGGTTCCTGCACCAACCGTATCTACAACTGAAGTTGGTCGGATAAGCAATGCAGCCCCAGCGGGCTGAAATTGACCAACTGGCAGCGTAAAAGACATATCAGTACACCCCATCAATAGGATTAAGCATACGCCTTTGAGAGTGTGCATCGGAGTTTGGTCCCATCATAGTAGGCCGTAAGAAGATCCACAGCCCCAGCCGCAGTTGATAGAACACCTGGAGTCCCACCTGGGAAGGTAAAGAGAGAGCCATAGGAACTGATCAACCGTGACCCCACTCCATCCTGGGTGATCTCCCAGAGATAAGTCCCACCACTGACAAGTCCCGTGGGGTTCTGGAAGACAAAGTTAGCCGTGGCCGTAGTCTGGAATGCGTTCCCAAGTGTGGCGTCGGTCACAAGTGGATTACCAAAAGTTAAGGCAACTGAGGCTACATTCTGTGCCTTAGCCCATGTCCCTTGTGTTGAATAAAGTGGGACCGTGAAACTATTGGAAGCTGCTCCAGTGATTCGTCCAGCAGTATCAATAGAGAAAATACAGAGCGTTAAGGCCCCCGTAGTAGTATTGATGGCTTGATAAGCAGCCGGGGTTATACCGGAAGCAGGAAGATCACTAGCTACTAGGACACGAAAGGTAGGGGCAAGTGGACCTCCAGTTGAAGGCCCAGCAAAAATCAGATTGTTAGCCTGAGTGTTCCAGGCTCCAGTCAAGGTTCCAGTTCCCGTTACGGGACTTCCCGAAATGGCGAATTGAGCAGGAAGAGCAAGCGCTACGCTTGCCACACCCCCGGCCCCAGGAAGATAGGTCGTAACCAGATTCTTGTAGACCCGATAGGTTGGGAAGTTCGATCCGCTGATATCAATAGCGTAGAACCCATCTGGAGCGCCAAAGGCATAGCGCCCCAGAGCATCCGTGGTCATTGGATTAGCTTGCTGGGTCGGAGTAGCCGTAATTGAAGAAGCCGCAGAATAGATGGTGGCAAGTGGATTGGTGACGACAGAACCAGCTACAACCGAGTAGACAGTCACACTCGCATTAGCAAGGGCATTCCCGAATTGATCTACAGCTACATCAGAATGAATGCCATATGCCATTTTTCCGCCTCGTTTTTCTTACCGCTTACGGGCCTTGTTGGGGTGTTCCTTCTTGCTGTTCTCTGCTTTGAATGCCATGTATTCATCCCAGGATGCCGGTCCCATGTCCTGGTAAGGGTAGTTGGTCTTGTACTCTGTATAGTATTCAGGATCCCGGTGAGGATCGGTCATATCACACATTAGGCATTCCACACCAGCAGACTTGAAAGCTTCAAAGTACTCTTCAGGAAGAACGACCTCTTTACCGCGCTGAATATGAACCGGAGTCAAAGTTCCAGGTCCAGCAAAGGCCCACTCAGAACAACCGGGAACCTTATGGATGATAAACCGCCGACACTGACCGGAGAAAACCCCCTGCCTAACGGGTCTAGCAGATTCCACCATATCAGGATGTTCGGGTTTGGGTGGTTCTTCAAAGAACTTAGGTTTAGCAGGGAGGCTTTCCTTGGACTTCAGTTCTCTTCCAGCCTTGGTGCGTCCATCAACTTCGCTCATGGCGATCTCCTTTTTACCCATAGGGAGGGAGGGAGCTACGATAGCCCCCTCCCTGTGAAAAACTAACGATAGATCGTAATTCGATAAGCAGCAGACGCCGTAGTCTGGGGAACAGTTCCAATCGTGACACCAGGCCCAGAACTATTGGGCGACCCCGTAGCCTTAGCAGCAGGAGCCGCTTCACTACCCGTCAAGAACTTATACCCATTACTCGTAACAATAGTGGTAACACCTGCAGCGGTTGTCTGGATGCAATAGTCGGTCGTCATGGTGCTGTCTGCCGAAGTGAAAGCAGCATTGCCAACCGTTCCAGAGGTCTGGACCATTTCAACCTTACGGGGAGTAAAGCCACAGAAGATGGAGCAAGCGGCAGGAGTGCCATCAGCAGTAAGAGTGCCAACGCCAACGCCACTAACGGCATCCATCGTATAACCAGTAAGAACACCAACAGCCATATCAATTCTCCTTTTAGGTTAGGGTTAAGCCGAGGCCACGGTTTCAAGACGATAGATCCAGGCATCATTGAGGATGACTGAACCACACATGGCCTTCCAGCCCAGAGAGAACCACTGACCCAAAGGATTCGCATGGTCCTGGCTGGAAGCAGGGGTATAGAAGATATTGGCAGCACTCGCCAAATCCACTACCGTATAGGCTTCCTTGCCGAAGATCAGGGCCGGATAGACATCCGAAAGAGAAGCACTCGTTGACTTCGTGCCAGCAGCCGAAGCGCCAGAGTCAGGGTAAATCTTGGCAAGCGTGGAGGTCACGAACCGGATATTCCGGTAGGAACCCACTTCACCCTTCATCAGCCCTGCATTGTTGGAGTAGTTCGCGGCAGGCACATAGTCCGGCACACTCTCAAGATCGAACTCGACATCAGGATGGATGATCCCGACATAGGAGCGCCGGATACCCTGCGTGGAAATCTTGGTGGAAGGATCAATCTGCTCGCTGTAGAACTTGGCATCAGCACCCTTCAGGATACGGGCAACCTTATCCAGAGCCACAGCATTGATCTTACCAGCGGTATTAGTTCGGGCCGTGGCCACGATGGTTCCGATGGAGTCAGAGAGACGACCAAAGTTCGTGCCACCCATGATGCCATCACGATAGACGGTTTCAACCGTCTGGGCCATGTTCTCAGAGTTGCGGGCCATCAACTCCGTGTCAACCGACACTTCATTGATCCATTCAGCCTGATCCGAGACACGGAAGAGGTTGCCATACTGAGCCAGCGTGACAGTCACATTCGTAATGGTCGGCTGCGTGTCCGTGGGGACCGTGCCTTCCACCAGGCTCTTGATCGTCGAAGCATCCTTGCCAGTCGTAGGAGCAATACGCTCATAGCGCCGGAAGGCCATGGTCTTGCTATTCTTCTGAGGGATGCTGTTCTTGAGCCCGTATTCGCCATAGACGATATTAGGTTCAGCGACAGACAAGCCCTTGCGCTGCACATATTGGGTAATGGCAGCAAGTGTACCAGTATTAGTAACGGCCATTTCTAGTTTCCTTTATCGTCGGCGCCTGGCCTGTTCGATCCTGGCTTCTTGAGCCGCGAATTCTGCGTCACTCAGGTTTGCCCAATCAACTGCACCAGCCGCACTTGTGTTTTTTGATGGTGAAGTCCCGGTAGACGACTCACTGAAAGCCCGACTCCGAGTCTCCTGTTTGGTTGATTTACCCTTCCCGGCGTTAATTGCCTGAGCAAGCCGCACCATGAGGGTAGGAGAGTTAAGCACCATATCCTGTTCATTCTTTGGCATCGCTTCGATTTCCTTTGCCAAGTCCTGACGCACTTCCTCGAAATTCGGGATATTGCGCTCAATGTAGTCAATGTTGGCCTGTACTCTTGCCTGTTCCGCAAGGCCCACGATCTGCCCTTTTAGCCGGTCATTTTCTTCCATAACAGGCCGAAGCGCCTTCTGGACGACAGGTGCGATTACCCTTTCAACATCCGGGTCTACCGGGATGTCTGCGGGACGCTGTTGCTGCTGATACTGCTGCATCTGCCAAAGTTTATGCTGGTGCAGTTCTTCCGACTGTCTGCGAACCGTTTCCCTCAATTCCTTCAGTTCATCGGGATCAACTTCAATTCGCCTTGGCTTTTCAGGCTCCTTGACTTCCTCTTGAACCTCGGGGTTTGCGGTTTCCACTTCGCCTGTTTCAAGTTCGTCTGGGCTCATAAGTCCCTCCTAGTCGATATTTAACGTCATCTCTGACCGTTAGGTGAGTATTACAGGTTTTCAAAGAGCTTGGCAATTCTATAAATCAATTCCTTAAACCCTTCTCGTTTACCGACGACTGCCAGCAAGTTGTTCTGGGAGAGGTCCATTGGCTGGAGCGCCGTGCTGTTCTGCCAGTCCAGCCATGCTAGAAACACCTGTAGGTCCGGGTTGTGAGCCAGCCGAGTTAGCGCCTCCCGGTCCGCCAGATCCTTGGTTGGATCCTTGGGAGCCCTGTTGGAGAGCAAGTTGCTGAGCGAGTTGCTGCTGTTGATCACTTTGAACCTCTTGGGGAGTCTTGATGTACTTCCAGGAATTTCTCATCCGAGCAAGGGCGAAAGTATCACGCGCAAGGACATCCCACTTAATGACTGAAGCGCCTGGAGACTGGCCAAAGACACTCACCAATTGAATGGTCTGGGCCATCTGCTGTTGGGCATTCGCTACATTCGCGGCACCAACCGCATAACAGTCAAAGTTCCCTTCAATATCGGAGGGAGAAACCTTCAACTGGAGGGGAGCTTGCTGGGTTACAGGCTGGCCGGACATGGGATCAAAAACCTGCTGGGTCTGTGGATCTCCGACTACCCGGATCCATACCGCTTCATCCATCAACTGCTGATTCAACTGCATTTGCATGTTGATGATTCGTAAGGCACAGTCATATTCAATGTGTTTGATCGTTTCAGCGTTCCGACTCTGGACCATTCCGGACTGTGCAGCCACTTCCGTAGCACTTTTTTGGTAGGCTTCTGAGGTAAAACTGGCCTGTGCCCCTGTCGATTGGTTATGCTGGGCCATCATGAAGCCAATTTCCTGGAATCCAAGTGCAGCCTGTGGAATCTGTTGGATCGGATGGATATTCCCGGCCTGAGCGACCAAATTCACCGCTCCAGGGGCCGAAATGTACTCATTGGCATCAAAAACACCATCCTGAACCACCTCATAGGAGGGATTAATGATCAAGGTATTCGCTTCAATCACCTGATTGGCACGAACATTGATCACATCCTGAAGCCCAAGAGCCGGTTCAATGATCCCACGCCCATAAACCTCACCAGGTTCAGGGTAGAGGACGAACATATTCCAGGAAGGCATCCCATGGGCAAAGGGACTGGGCTCAAAACGGATCACTTTGGAACGATTTGCGACCACCAGGATATGATTTTTGTAGATAACCGGGCCATCAGGCCCCGGCAATTCGAGATCACCCTCAAACTGAAGGAGTTCAACCTGGCCTTTAGGCTGTTCAATGAACCCTTCAAGGCGATAAACCTCCCTTTTAAGAGCGTCTGAAGTCTCGTTTTGGCCATCCGTATCCATGACATCTTCAACCCCCTCATAAATGCTGTACCCATCCTCATTCTGCATGTCCAAAAGATAGGCTTTGGACTTGAAGGATCGCACACAACGAGGAGCATGGTCAGGGTCATTGGGATGACGTTCAATCACGAAGTCAAAGATGTTCCCAACCTCCAGGGTTGGCCCATCATAGACCCTCTGCTCTTTCATGGGCATGGCGGCAAGGTCAGGCTTGGGCATCGGTTCACCCACCATACCCGCGACTCCCGCGGCTTGCATCATCTGACTTTGGAAAGCCGCCTCATCCGGGATGGTCTGCATCCGTTCCGTCCAGTTGACGCAATACGGCACATTCCCAAAGACACAGGCATACTTCACAAGCTGATAGAACTTAGTCCGGAACCCCATTTTCTGATGCTGCCACATCAAAAGGCCCTGATTGGCCTTTGAATTGGCTTCATCCTCTGGGGTCCGGCCTAGAATCTCAAACCATTCATCATAGGGGATGACGCCTTGCGTCAAGTGGGCCGCAACCGCTTCAACCGCTTGCTGGGTCACGGGAATATAACGCTTGGATCGGAAGTCCTGAAGATCATCCCAGGTCTTACCGAACTTAGAGACAGATGCCAGCCAGCATTCCTGCCAGATTCGCTCTTTCTCAATGCGCTCATTCTTGCGTTTACGCCACCAATCCGCACCCCAGGAGGCGAACCCAGATACATCAACACCCTTGATGATCATTGGCTTCCTAGAATGCGTAAGGATTGAAACGAGGATTAACCGTATTCTGGCCATCGACTGGAGGATTATTGCCTGGAGCGCCCATAGGATTATTACTGATGGGCTGGAAATTAGGGGTTTCCATGTTCCGGTTCATGGGATGACCGGGCCATCCGGTAGGATTAAAGGAGGGATGGTAAGGCATCGGATTGAAACCCGCAGGAGTAGCGGGTACACCTGATGGGGTTGCTACTGGCTGGGTTTGAGGAACTACACTGGGGGTAGGATTTGCCTGAGCAAAATGAGGGGATTCGACATTAGAACCACTAAGACCAAGACGGGAGCGCATATAGTCCTGGAACATCAGCCGACCTCTTCTTTCTCGGCTTTCTGCATCGCCTTGGGATTGGTCCCACCTTCTTTGATATCTTCCGCTTTAGATTCTTTATCGCCCTTCTTCTTCTTGCTCTTACCCTTCTTCAAGAACTCAAGCATTGGATTGGCCATAAGACCCCCTTCAGTTAATATACTACTATTGGCATCCCATACTACCAAATTGCTGCAAAACCTTTTTATTTCTTATGGCGATACTATGTTCGGCCTTCTGATCCTCAAACGTCTTGATATTCCGTCTCAATAAGTAACAGAGAGCATCAGCCGCGTGGTCCTCTCCACCCGTATCATACTGCTCAACATTATTCTTATCAACTTGTAGGGAAGGCAAGGAACGTATCGTGTTGACAGCGACATCCATCACTTTTAGTCGGGCAGTCCCATTGACAGTCTTGAGGTAGTCTCTCAACAGGGAAATAGAGCCAGCCTTGTTCTTTTTCTGGGATTTCTGGAAGAACAGTGACCCACCTTGCGGGGAAGCAAATTGGACCCCAATCGTCGTCCCTACCCCATGATCGTCGAAACACGAAGCATCCAGATAGCGTTCCGTAATCCACTCGTCTGCCTCCACTTCCATGGATCTGATCAACTGGCCTACTTCATAAGCACCTTTCCGATTTCCCACATTCGGCTTCCCATCCGAACCATATAACTCACGATAAATATACACATCACCATTGGGAGAAGTAGCAGCCCAGAGAAAACAATAAGGCTTACTAGACCCCCAATCACCAGCCATCCACCGCTTCCATTCCTTGGGCGGCTTGAATGACTTGACCACATGGACCTGCGGGTTCCATTCCTCAAAGAAAGCCCCCTCCACCACATCCCAACGTCCATCCAAGAGCATCCGGCGCTGTAACTCAGGCATCGACAAGAGCCGAGCCCTATACTCCCCATCATTATCCAGATAGGCATTATCCGCCAGTTTCCCAGGGATGAAGATACGAGTCCGGCGCTTGATGTTGGGATCAAGGTTAACCTCGGGAACCTTATCCAGTTCCTTATCCTCGAAGGCAACACCTTTCTCGACGTTCAAATAGATATGATGGGGCCGCATCCCGGCTGGATTCACATCAATAAAGAAGCGCTTCATAACCCAGGTATGGCCAGGGCCACCCGGATTGGTCGTCGCTACGATCCGGGTAGGCACTCCCATGGGAGAACGCATACGAGATTGGATGAAGATATACTCATCATCCGTTTCCCATAGAGTTAACTCATCCCAGCCCGCCCAGGTGTATTGAAAGCCACGATGCTGGAGGGCATCATCATAGCTTTCAATGTAGGCCAGTCGCAAAGTAGCCCCATTGGGAAAGGTCCACGATTTACTCTTGTCCTTGTATGTCGCTCCAATAGCCCCATATATCTCTTGAGATCGCCTAAGAACCTCTTCGAATTCCGGGAAGGACTTGCGGAATAGCACACCAACCGCATCCTTTCCATACAGATTCGCATGATTAAGGAAGTCCCCAAGTAGTCCGTCCGTCTTGCCACCACCCGCCGCACCGCCATAAAGGATCTCCTGATATGGACAGGTAATGAATATCTTCTGCCGTTCCTGGGGCTGCCACGCAATGACCGTCATTGAGCCTTCTCACTCAACCAAGGCACGATCTCAGCCT